TTGCTTCAGACATGTGCTTTGCGAAGATCGCAGCCCATACAGATGTTCCGGCACCCGGTCCCTGTGGGACAATAAGACGATAATCAGCCATTGCTGCTGTTGCAGACAACATAAGTGCAAAAATTGATGCTAAAATTCTCATGTGTAGTTCACCTCTGTTTTACTATAGAAAATACCATATATCATTGCACCAGCAGTTACTAATAGCAATGATACACTCACTGGTCTCATTATAATATCAGACCAGTCAAATAATGTCAAGTACTGATATAAAAGTTTCTCGATTCTGTCACTCAAGACAAATCCTATGATGAAAGCTGCACGACTCATTTTGAAATATCTTAAAGAAAGTCCTAGCAATGTGCATAGAATTAATATTAAATAATCTTCTGCATATCCTGTATACTGCACACAGCTCCATGTAATCAGAGCAATAAGTGACCAGAACCAAATATCAATTGGGATAAGAAATATCTTGACAATGTATCGAATAGTGATTATACTAATGATGTAGGTTAGAAATAAGGATGCTTGATATGAATATTGTAATGTGTCAAAGAACATCGTATCCTTCAACAATGATGGTGTACCGAGTTCTATGCCTACTAAGACAAACAAACTCATAATGACAACTTCGAAAGGTGCTGCAGGTATACCAAACAATACAGTTGGAATATAACCTGTTGCTTTCTGTGAGTTATTTGCTCCTTCACATCCTATAACACCTTTGATGTTTCCGTTACCAAAGGTTTCGTTCTTGTTTAATCCCACACTGAAACTGTAAGCAACCCAATCAGCAATAGCCCCACCAATTCCAGGGAGTATTCCGATAAAAGCTCCAATTGCCCCTCCTGCGAGCGATTCTCTCCAATGAATAAAAGAATCTTTGATACCTTGAACGACTTGTTCTTTATAGTTCTTTATCTCGAACTTTACTGTCTCATACTTGTTTATGTATAGTTCGATAAGTTCTGGAAAAGCAAGAACACCAGCAAGGATTGGGATTATTTGAATTCCGTTACCTAAGTAATCCCATCCGCCTGTCAATCGTGCAGAACCTGTGTGAGGATCTTGCCCGATGAGTCCTAAGAAAATACCTAATCCTAAACTAAAGATTCCTCTTGCCCAGTAGTGATTTGAAACAAAACAGACAGATGCAAATGCCAAGAACATGAAGGCAAGTTGTTCTGGTATGCCAAAATACATTACTGCCGATGCATAAAATGGCAAGAACGAAAAGACAAGGATGCCCCAGATAAATCCATTGATTGCAGATGTTGTTATGGCGGCAGATAGTGCTCTTGCACCCTCGCCTCGTTTTGCCATCGGGAACCCGTCAACCATTGTGGCTGCTGATCCTCCAGCTCCTGGCACATTCAACATGACTGATGAGAAGGAATCACCTATAGTTGATGATACAACAATTGCTGTTGTGAATATAACTAAGGTATATGGATCTGCTCTAAAGACATCTATAAAAGAATAAATAGTAATAAGAGCTGTTGTTGCGCCAGCAACCGGAATCAATCCTATGATGAATCCATAGAAAGTTCCTGCAAGCAACCATAACAAATACAATAACATTTTAACCTCACTGTGAGATTATTTATGAGTGAAAAAAAGATAGTACCAAAATGTTTGACTGATGATGGTGATCATTTTGTTTGCGCTGAAGGTTATTGGTTGCCATGTTGCACAGTTACAGATCAATATAAAGATTATTTTTTAAATGAAGATTTTAATGCGCTTACAGGAAATGATTTTCATCTGAAAGACAAATTTTTGCTTTGGGTAGATTATTACTTATCAGACTATGATACCGCACCTGGCGGATGTAAAAAGAAGTGTGGCGTCTTGGGTCATATGTCTTATAATGAATTTTATCATAGCGGCGATGATGCAGAATACTTTTAAGAAAACTATTCATCTAGAATTAACAACTAAGTGTAGATTAGAATGTCCTAAATGTGATAGGACTATTGCTTTAGATAAAGGAACTTTAGTTAATACTGATATGCCTTTTGAACTAGTAGAAAAATATGCATCAAATGATGAGTATTCTAAATTTACGCTTTGTGGGTCTTTTGGCGATCCTATATACTATCCAAGATTCCTTGATATCATAAAGACATTCAAAGACAATAATAAAACAGTAGATATCTTCACAAACTCATCTGGCAAAAAATTAGATTGGTGGCATGAATTATTCTCTATGCTTGATCCTAATGATAAAATTTGGTTTGGTATAGATGGGTTGGAGGATACTTGTGGGATGTATAGAGTGAATTTTACAGAAAAAGATTTTCATTTTGCTATGCAATTGATGAAGATTGCAAGACATGAATATGGGTTAAATCCTATATGGATCTTTATAGCATTTAGATTTAATGAACATCAAGTTGAAGAAGCAAAGATGCGTGCTAAAGAAATAGGTATAGATTTTTGTTTGCGTAAAAGTTCTAGATGGGATAAAAATGATAATTTAATGCCAACAAATAAAAATTTAATTTCTATTAAATCTATCGTTTGAAATTTTGGTTTATTTCTTCATCACACTCCATTCGCAATCCGCTATAGAATATAATAGGAGTTTCTGTTAATTCATAAGGAAGATATTCTAAAGGTGCCATATACTGAAAGTCGTGCAATATTACAGTCCCTTTTATATAATTATTTACTTCCTTTGTAAAAATGTTTATCTTCACTAAATTTATATTTTTAAAATGATCTTTAACTATATCAAACGCTGGATTATTGTATAAGACAGTTATATTACAGTTATAGTAATTAGATATGATTTTACAGACATCATAAGGAACCGTAGGACTAATTATAGTCACATCTCCTTCTATGTCTCCTAAAGTATCTAAAATATAGATAGGATCATATTGTCTAAAAACGTTGTTTATTTTTTTATAAACAATCGAAACGGGATCTAGCCCATCCTTCGCACTCATGTAATTCTAATCCGCCGTTTGTCCCAGATGTATTAAATATTGCTATGTATTGATCTCTCAACTTATATTTTTCCAGATCATCTGGATACTCTGAACCGAAGTTATAACTATACATAATACCTTTAGGATGATATTTTAAGTCACAGAAATAAAACATAAATTTATCAAATGATCTAAACTTATAATCTATTATTTTTTTGTTTTGATAATAAGTATCATAGACATATTTAAATTGATCGCTATTCCATGTTACAAAAGAGCTATTAACATAGCAATCACCTTTATGATATGACTCATAGATTCTATTAGGATCTGACCAATAGCAATATCCTAATCTAGGTTCTTTAAATCTATATTCATCAAAATATGATTTTAAATCTTTTAATATGAGAACATCTAAATCTAAAAGAACATAAGGTCCTTTAAAAGGCAACCTAGCAAATAAATCTATTTTAGCAATGGTAAATACGTTTGAATTATAGCTAGGTAATAGATCTATTGATTTTAATTTACATTCTTTGTCTATGTCAGTATAGTCATCTGTAAAACAATAAAATTCAAATGGACCTGAGTATGTATTTTTAATAGACCTATACAATCTATTTACATATTCAGGACCATATTTTGTTCCCCATTTTAAAGTAATGAACTTAACAACCATGATCAATATCTATTGTGTATTAGTGAAACCAGGATATAGCACGCTATACGTTGAGCGTCTATATGATATGTGTTCTAAATATATATCTTACGAATTTAAATTCAACTGTTTGACGGACGGACCTTCAAGGGTAGAAAATAACATCCAATATCATAATATAGAAAAATTTGAATTAGATACTTGGTGGAATAAACTTCTAATTTTTCATTCTGATTATTCATCAGATGATATCAACTTATATTTTGATTTAGATTTAAAAATTAATTCTAACATAGATACATTGATTGATGATATAGAAAAAGATCTTCTATGTGTTATCGATACTCCATGGAAAGATGATAAATTTTTTGAGAGAGCACGCTATAGAAATACATTATCTCTTGTTCATTATGGAAATTCTTCTGTCATGGGATGGATAGGAAAATCGCAACATTACATCTATAAAAATTTTGAAGAAAATATTTTTGAGATTATAAAATCTCATTATGGCGATGATGGTTATATTAATAATTTTGCTAGAGTAAAATACTTTAAAGACATCATGGGCTTTTCAGACGTGAAGAATAAAGCTATCACCCTCAATCATAAGAACCTAGAATAGAAAATGATTTTTTTTCTAGATCATTAAAATATAAAGAAACAATTTTACTATCGATAATATTAGACATTTCTGTTATATCCATCAAATCTTCTATACCATAAGCGATATTATTAATCACTTTAAAATATGCAAATGAAAAATTAGAAACTAAAGCGTTTACTTTAGTGTGTCTATATTTTAACATATTAAATGGAACTAATGCTTCAGTGTTAGGATAAATTACCAAATCTACATCTTTTAAATGTTCTGTTATATCTTCAAACAAAGGATTTAAATAAACTAATTCAAAGTTATATTCTTTTTGTATTAATTTTAATATGATGTTTTCATCTATTACTTTTATATGTTTAGCATTTAAATTTTTAAGATAAACAAGCGGTAAATTGTTTCCTATGATAGCTACATTTTTATATTCTATATTATCATTAATTAATTTACAATTGCAGTAATCTCTATAAGCAAGAAATTTATGACGATCAGTTAAAACTTTTAATCCTAAATCAGAAACATTATTTTTATAATTTTCATAGACAGCATCAATCAAATTTTTTCCATAATCTATCAACCCATCCTCCTGCCTCATGTAACTCAGTTCCTTTTCCATGTGATGTATTAAACAAAATTATATAATGATCAGGCTTGTATTCATACGGCGGATCATTATTAACATAAGAATAAACAATATTTTGTGGGTGATAGTTTAATTTGTTTCTTAATCCATGAAATAGAAAAAGATCTAGATCGCCATATTTAAATTCTATAACTTCTTTATTTTTTTGATAGAACTCTTTGACAAATAAAAGTTGATCGTTTTCCCATGTTACAAATGAACTGTTAATCCAGCAATGTCCAAATTTGTGTAATAGTTCTCCTGCAGCAGTATCATCCCAGTGATTTTTAATAAAACGAGGTTCATCAAAAGTTAAATATGTGCTTAGGTCTTTTAATATCAGTATATCAAGATCAAGCAATACACATTTGCCAGAAATTACTTTAGGGTCAAACAAATATACTTTTTCTATTGTAAAACATTTTGATGATGTTGGTCTAAGTAATGCAATATCTCTTACATGAATTGCAGGATGCAGTCCTTTAGAATCATCTGTAAAACAATGAAATTCAAACTCGCCATTATACGCATTTAGAAGATTTGCGTATAATCGATTTACATACTCAGGACCGTATTTAGTACCCCATTTAAGAGTAATGAAGTTAATCACAGTTGATGTCTGCAACCATGTCTTCCCATAGGTTTTTATCATAGATAACATAACTCAAAGTTAATCTCGGTGTGCGAGTTCTTGCACAGTGCCAATATAGTTTATCAGATTCATTAAATCCGCCAAAGTAACCAACCTTACAGTTCCATCCTGCTTGATCTTTGAATACATTTAACTTATTGTTTACATGATCCCAGTGTTCAAATTCACCATCAGCATCGGGATTGCAAGAAAGGACAATATTGTATCCAGCAGCATTTCCATTATTGTGCCACCCGATATAACCACCTGCCGGATAATACATCTGTAAAGCATTATTTCGTGCACCAAAAAAATTCATCAATTTATTATTAGTATCTTGAGCATGCTGTTTTACTTCTTCAATATCATAATACGCCCTTTCCTGTGCAAGTTCAATCCCCCAAGAATGTGCAGGAAATCCATATCGATTAGGTGTCTTTAATGCATTTTCAAGATAGGACATTGAAGTTGCTTCTTCTGTCATATCCTTCAATACTATATTTTTCATTTTAGGATTTAGCCCAATACACGCTTCTAAATCAGAATTATCTCGTGCAAAAAACCAATCACTAAATTTAGTTAAAATTTGTAATAGATCCGGGTGGAGTTTGGATATTGCCATCATTTACTCGTTCTCCTGGTATAGTATAATGATATATGATTTGTTCAAGGTCTTTGTAAGGAGCATTCATTTCCCAATTTTCTTCTAGTAGATAGATAAAATTCCATTCGTGTCCGCCCTTAGGGAAAAAATCATGTTTTATTTTTTTATATTCTTTTTGCTGTAACAAATACCAGATAGTAAACTGATCCCATGGCTTCATCCTAAAATCATATTGAGCGAATGGTGATGTTTTCCAATCACATAATGTTTGCTCGGCATACAAGTCATACCACTTATCAATTAACTTGATCGTTTGTTTCTTATTATTATATAAAATGATTCCTCCATGATATTCTAAATTATTGTCATCATCAATGCGTTTAGTATTAGAAACATGAGGAATAATCTTCGTAAACATAATATCATTTTTGCCTAAGATGTCAAATACATCTTTAATGCGTTCTGATCTAATTTCAGTATCCGCATCTAAGTAAAGCGATTTTTCATATGGCGTTCTTGCCATACCCCACATCTTTGCTCTCTTATGAACTGGAATATTTGTGATGATATTATCGAAAAATTTACGGTCACTATCCTGCATGAATACTTCATGGGTAAACAAAGTAATGTTTGCTTCTGGATAGTGATCTCGTAATGATATAGCAGAATTTACTGCTGCTTTATAGTATGCCTTCGATAGCGAGGCAATATACACATAGCCATTCATAATAAAAACTTTATATTTTAAGTATTTGCTGTAGGATTAACGATAGGATCTTCTATCATGTGAAGCATCGCTGTATATACTTGAACTTCCATAATAGAATTAGCACGACGAATTTTGTTTTTGATTTCACGGTTTGTAGAATTTTTCACAATGTCCATATCAAAAGCTTCTGCTTTAGCATTGAATAGTATTTCTTTTTGAGAACGTTCGATATTTAATTTACGTTGTTCTGCTGCTTCTGCTTTTCTTTGGATGTGCCTATTCAATTGGGTTGTTGTTTGTTCATCAAGATATTCTGTACCAAATGTTTCGATAATTTCATCCCAATCAGAATTAGAGCCTCCTTCAGGAACAGAAATAGACGCATCAACAATGCGTCCATCATCATATCTAAATTTTGCAATAATGTGTGTCTTTTGTTCATTTCCCCAACGAGGAGTTAATATTTCTCTTGCCATTTTACGCTGTCCTTAACCATAATGAAACTGTTGAAATTGTCGCTGTTGTTGCATCAAGCGTCATGCCAGTATAACTTCCTGTATAGTTTCCTGTATATGTTCCTGAGTAGTTGCCGCTAAATGAACCTGTATAATTTCCTGTGAATACTCTACTATAAGATCCTGTGTAATTTCCACTAAATGAACCTGTATAGAAACCGGTATAATATGCAGTATAATATCCTGTATAGTATCCTCTGATATAGGTTCCACCCGGCCCAGCGCCGCTATATGGATCATAATACTGATAAGCACCTGTGTATGATCCAGCAAATGCTCTAGAATATGCTCCAGAAAAAGCTCTAGAATAAGAACCTGTATAGGTTCCGCTAAATGAACCTGTATAGTTTCCTGTAAATGCTTGTGTATAAGATCCAGTATATGTTCCGGAATAGTTACCTGTATAAATGCCAGAATAATTTTGATTTGATTCTGTGTTTCTTGTATCGCTAAATGCTGCACCCTGTGTAATCCAAGTGCCGCCAGAAACGGGTGCTGAAGTTTGTACTACATATTTTCCTATGCCTGTAGAAACAATCTGATTCCTAAAGCGTGCAGTTAATGTTTGAATTTCTGCATCGGACATTTCTTTTACAGAAACAGGTGAAGTAGAATTAATTTTCAATGGACGCAATGCAGAAGGAACAGATGCAGGAGCAGTTTTTCTCCACAAATATGTAACGTTTGTTGTAGCTGCATATTGATAGTTTGTGATAGTCGCTTTTGATACCCAAGTGCCTCCGGTTGGAGTTGTTGGGGTCAAAGCATACGAACCCTGACCGTTTGCAACAAGATTTGCAAGAGCAACTGTTATAGAATCAGCATTTAAGTTAGCATCTATTTGCTCTTTGAGACCTGAATTATATTCAATAGGACGAGTCAAAGATTCTGCTGCTGATTGAAGATCTTGATAGAAAGTAGAAGTCGTTGATGTAATAGAAGTTCCAACAGGATGGGCGCCAACAGGACCAACATCATAATAAGTATCAGTGAATGTTCCGATAGATGTTAACCCAGTAGTAACACCAGGATTTACAGAAATCGTTCCCACTCCTGTATCTGAAGCTGCAAATGTATTTAGGATTTGATATGTTGTATAGTCATAATCAGTCCCAGACATTTCTTTAAGAGAAACAGGAGATGTAGCATTAATTTTTAATTGCGCTGCCATGTTTTATTTACTCTTAAGAATATGCTATATCACCATTAGCATAATAAACAACCAAACCTATTTTATTATACCAAGTAGTATTTGCTGAGTTATATGCTAATACGTGAGTATTAGTTGGTGAAGAAATAATAATATCAGAATGATCAGAGAATGTCAACTTAGTTGCAACAAGCGTATTAGATGATGCACTGTTAACAGTCAATACTCTAAAGGTGCTATTACCAGAATCTATCTGAACATTAGCTCCAAGACCTAATTTTGTTCTTGCACCAATAAATGTTGCATTTGAATTGAAAGTAATATTAGCTGTAAGAGCAGTCGTTCCACCATAGAAGTTATTTGAATAAACTGCGTTTGCTGTCCATGAGCCGCTAATAACAGCATTGCCTGTAGCAGTGTTAGAATTTGTTGTTACTATTTTGGTTGTCAAAGCATCTGCAATGATGTTTGTTTTGGTTACCCAACTACCAAAGGAATCGGTTGTTGTATCAACGTTTGCTACTGTTATAGTCATTTACTGATCTTCTCTAAAATTTGCGAAAGCATGTGTTTTATATCTGTCACTTCTTCTCTAAGTGTATTTATATCAGATTCTTTACGTTTTTCTGCTTCACGTTTGAGTTTGTAAGCTTGAAGTCCACTCTTGTCTACATTTACTATAGCGCCAAGATTATCTTCTTGTCTTACAAACCCATCTGTAGGTAATAGTTTTTTTTTCATCATTTCTGTAATGCTATCGCTCTCAAATCATTTACTCTAGGAATATTTACACGATCAGAAGAAGTATATACCAACTTGATAGAAAAATATTTGAATGATTGCATTCTCGACCCACTAGCGTTATAATATTCTATAACGTTTGCTGTTGGTGAACTTTGTGGATTCAAGTATGCAGTATTTATTACTGTTGGAATGACTGCTTCTAGATAATGCCCAAATTCACCGCTAGAAAATGCAGTCAAGTTTTGAGCAGAACCACCCTGTGAAGATGAAAGTTGTAATGACGAAGATGATGCATTTACAACATACCAATATGTATTGTTTGCTGTAGTAGTTGTGAAACTTCCGATAGTAATACCCGTGTTGCCGGCAGCAGTATAATATTTAACTACTTGATTATTAACAAACAAGTTATTTGTTAGCGCAATAGTATCATTTGTATTTGATACTCCAGTAAGACCATTGAAAGGCTCTGTTGTGAGAACACCAGTCGGAACTCCAAACTCATATTCTACATAATCGTCTAGTTTACCTTGGGTGCTTGTTACTGCATCACCATCATTCAAGTATGTTAGTTTTGTCCATAGTTTAGAATCAAATGATTCTGGATCATCTGCTGACTGGAATTTAGCATATGCTGTAATATCAGAATTTACTGGACGATATGCAGTTATTGCTACTTTCAAATCTTCAGCATCTTGTCCATCTGCAAGAACAACTTTTTTAGAGATATATTTTGCAATAGCATTTCCGTAAGTAAATTGCTCATTTGTTAAATCATTATTAATGATATTTTCAATATAGTATGATGATTTTCTTCTCAAGTCAATGACTGGAGAAACAAGCGAGTCATTTGTTGTAAGATTTATTTGAATTTTTGCAGATTTTGCTGAACTTAGATATGCAACTTCATTTGATCTGCTCATCACAATGCGTTCTTTATCTAATAACTCATTCATTCCTTCATTTGTTACAGTTTTCCAAGAACTATCAAAATTATAACTTGTATCAGTTCCTTTTACAGAAAAATCAAGTTTTGTATTTTGAGGTGTCATTGTAGCAAATTTAGGTGTAATTGTGTGATATTTCCTATTGTCTACGGTTGCAACATTTGCAGAAGCAATAAGCGTATTTGATGCACCACTATATGCTAATGATGTATTTGAATATGGCTGAACTCTATGAATTTGAATTCTTTCAGATCCTGCAACATTAGAAAACCCACCATTTTTTGAACTATCAAGGATAATTGTTCCTGTAGTATCATCATAGTATTGAACAATACCAAAAGGTGCTAGTGCATTTGTATTAGCAACTGTTGCATTAGATGAATATACAACATCACCGACGGTAATTGAT